ATACAGAGCTTCGGAAACTGAAGACAGACGATACAAGTCTTGGATTACAGGTTCTGCAGGTGGAGCTGAAACTTCAAGCTTAGATGCTATGGAAGTTCACTTCTTATCTGAAAGAGCTGTTTGTACTCTAGGAGCTAACAACTTCTTCTTATTCCAAGATGCATAAGAAGTAAACTAATAGGGGAGTGTCTTTGAAGACACTCTCCTTTTTTTTTATAATTTTAATTTAATTTTTAATATAATGGAACAAACAAAAGCGAAAGCTAAAACAAAAAAGACAGTTAAGTTTACGGACAAGAACTATAAACTTAAAAAAGCGGTAGCACCTTTATCTTATATGCTGCCAACAAAACATTCAGCAAGGTTCCCCTTGCTTTGGTTTGATGATAATGAAGGAACCAACAGAGAGCTTAGGTATGCACGAAATCAAAAATCACCATTTGTTGATGAGCAGGATGGAAATGTTATATTAGAGCCTGTTGTATTTGAAGATGGATTTCTTCACGTATCAAGAACCAATCAGGTACTACAAGAATTTTTACACTATCACCCTTTAAACGGAAGAACTTTTTTAGAGGTTGATAAAGCTAAGGATGCAGCAGAAGAGATTGAGGGATTAATGATTGAGGCTGATGCATTGGTAGAGGCTAAGAAGCTATCTATAGAGCAGCTAGAAAATATTTGCAGAGTTCTATTCGGAGCTAATGTATCTACTATGTCAACATCTGAGCTTAAAAGAGATGTATTAATTTTTGCTAAAACAAATCCGCAGGACTTCTTAGATGTAGTTAACGACCCTGAGTTAAAGATTATGGGTACGGTTGAAAGATTCTTTGCTGAAGGATTATTAGCTTATAGAAAAAGCGGTAAAGAGGTTTGGTTTAATACAGCTAACAATAAAACTAAGATGCTTAACGTACCCTTTGGTAAGGATGCAACCGACTTGGTGGTGTCATATTTAAAGAGTGATGATGGTATTGAGGTCCTTAAACATTTAGAATCTTTAATATAATTATTGTATCTTTGCGCTAGTTCTTACATCAAAAAGGTGTAGGTTTTTACTAACCCTAAATTATTACTTATGTTAAAGTATTTAGAAATTACAACAGGCGATGGTGTTGAGTTAATCGCTGCTGACGATGTTTTGTATTGTCAGTCAGGAAGTTCAACTGCTGCAAAGATTGCTCTTAAAGGAGGCTCAAACCATATTGCAGTGGTAGGAGTTGCATTGACAAGCGGTTTTGCTGAGGCAGTACACGATGCTTTACAAACTGCAGGTAACACAAATTGGATGAAAGTTATATCCAAGGTTGAGCTACCTGTTGGAGTAAGCGTTACATCATTAACAGTAACTGCAGGAGTATAAGACTCTAAGCTAACTAAAATTAAGAGACCTCTTCAAAAACGAAGGGGTCTTTTTTTTTGCTTATCTTTGTAATAAAAGAAGACAGATGATAAATTCGGTTAGACAAACAGTGATGTCTGTTTTGAATAAAAATAATTATGGTTACATATCACCATCTGATTTTAACTTGTTTGCAAAGCAGGCTCAATTAGATTTATTTGAGGATTATTTTTATCAGTACAACTATCAGATTAATAAAGAAAATAAAAGATTGTCAGGCACACAGTACGCTGACATTACTAAGGGATTGGAGGAAGTAATAGATACATTTTCTGAAACAAAATCTTTGCTTCAGTACAACGCATTTGCGTTAGGAGATTATGCAAATCAATACTACCTACCATCTCAAACAACTACGAGTGATGACTACTACTTAATCAATAAGGTATTGGTCTATGGTAAGACCCTATTAAAGGGATTTACTACAGGGTTCTTTCCTCCCAATTCGGTGGTTGTAGATTCATCTGTAGATTTTATTGCAGCAGGTATAGAGGCAGGAGATGTAGTATCTACAGTTACAAATGGTGTGACCTACACAACTACTATTGTATCTAGCCCTACAACCAATCAGCTGATTGTTGCAGACCCTGTGTTTGATGCACCATCAAAAGAATATGTTGTGTACTCAGCTAAAAGAAATCAGCTTAAAGAAGCGGAGAAGGTTAGCCACAGCAAGATAACTATGCTAGAGAACTCAATACTAACCGCACCTACTCTTCATTACCCTGCGTATACAGAGCAAGGAGATTTTTTAAATGCGTTCCCAAGGACTAAGATTAATAAAGTAGGTCAGGTAGTTTGTCAGTACATCAGGTTTCCTTATGTACCTAAATGGACTTACGTATCCTTAACCAACGGAGAGCCTGCATTCGATGATACCGCAGTAGATTACCAAGACTTTGAATTACCTAGCGATGACGAACCTAACTTAGTAAATAAGATACTACAGTATGCGGGTATGTCTATAAGAGAAATAGCTGCAGTACAATTTGGTCAAGCTGAGGAACAAGAAAACGCAGCAGGAGAAAAATAATAAATAATTATGGCTTATATAACTCAATATCAATACTACGAAAACGGAGGATTAAATCCTGAAAACCAAAATTGGGGTTCTTATCAGTACGTATCTCTTGAAGATATAGTAAACAACTTTATGTTAATGTACTACGGAAACCATAGTGCTATAAACAATGAGCCTAGATACAAGATTTTGTTTCACGCTAAGAGAGCTATACAGGAGCTGAACTACGATGCGTTTAAGGAAATAAAAATTTTAGAGCTAAGCGTGTGCGATACCCTAAGGTTTGTTCTTCCATCTGATTATGTAAATTGGGTCAGGATATCCTTGTACAAAAATGGTTTGCTTATGCCTCTTACGGAGAACATTCAAACTAATTGGTCCTCTGCATACCTACAAGATAACAACTGTAAAATCCTTTTCGATATGGATGGTTATGCATTAAGCCCGCAGCATTCAACCGTGGACTACGATAGGATAACAAATAGCAAGAGAAGTATATACTTAAACGAGAACTCTCCTTACGATGGTAAGGAAGGATACTGCTGCGATGGTAATTGGTATTTTGATTATGGAATAGGAGCAAGATACGGATTGAATACAGAAACTGCAAACGCTAATCCTACATTCAAGATAGACCCTAAGGGAGGTGTAATAAACTTCAGCTCAGGAATGGCTAATGAACTTTGCGTCCTTGAGTACGTGTCAGATGGAATGGAGAATGGTGATGACAGCTTGATTACTGTAAACAAGTTATTTGAGGAGTACGTATATGCCTACATTGAGTATTCTATCCTAAACTCTAAGCTTGGAGTTCAGGAGTATATGATTGCAAGAGCTAAGAAAAGAAAATCATCTTTACTTAGAAATGCTAAAATCAGAATCAGTAACATTCATCCCGGAAGATTACTACAGAATCTAAGAGGAAGAGATAAATGGATAAAATAAAATGGCAAATCTCAAAAGAAATTTTACTTCAGGAAAAATGAATAAGGTGGTGGATGAAAGACTCATCCCCAACGGTCAGTATATTGATGCACTTAATGTTAGAATGGGTTCTACGGAAGCTGCTGAGATAGGAGTAATTGAAAACACAAAGGGAAATAAGCAGCTTACTAATATAGTTTATGCTAATGAACCGCTTTCAGAAACAGCAAGATGTATTGGTGCTTTTGAGGATGGAGTTAACGAAACTTTATATTGGTTTATTCACGATGACAACTTTAATGCAAGTCCGACTAATAAATTGGATTTGATTATTTCTTTTAATACTAAAACAGAGATAACAACCTACCACGTTATAAGTATAAACGATGGCTCAGGAACTAATACCACATTAAACTTTGACCCAAAGTTTTTAATAACAGGAGTAAATAAGGTAGAGGACTTTTTATTTTTCACGGACAATATAAATCAGCCAAGAAGAATAAATGTAAAAAAGAATTATGTTGACCCTATAGGATTGGTTGATGGATTTACTGATGAGGACATACTAGTTATTAAGAAGCCGCCTGTTGCTGCTCCATCACTGTTGTTATCTACTACCGGAGGTGAAGAGAATTTTTTAGAGGAAAGGTTTATATGTTTTGGTTACAGATATAGATACGAAGATAACGAGTACTCAGCTACATCTCAGTTTACAAGTCCTGCGTTTATACCTAATAATTTTGACTTCACTCAAGAGAGCTACCTTAACGAGGGTATGACCAATGTATATAATACAGCGGTTATTACATTTAATGCAGGAGGTCCTTTAGTAAAGGGTATTGATTTATTGTTTAAGGATGCTAACAGTCCCGTTATAAAGATAATAGAGAAGCTAACAAAAGAAGATAACGGATACAATGACTATCAGGAGGTGTCTTATACATTTAAGAATAGCAAGATATTTACAATACTTCCCGAGGCTGAGATATTAAGGCTCTATGACAATGTTCCGAGACTATCCAAGGCTCAGACCATAATGGGCAATAGGCTGATGTACGGTAACTACGTTGATGGATATGACCTGATAGACCATACAGGTAGTCCTGTCAGGTTAGACTTTACGGTTCAGCAGAAGAACGAATCATTAGGCGAATCAAATATATTAGGTTCTTTATCGCAATGGTATTATGCAATTAATGGTGGAGCATCTAATACGTATGTGCCTGATGCAAGAGCTACATTTGATTTAACAAACTTATATCCGTATGATAACGGTTTACGCGAAGGAGCTCTAATATCCTTTTCTTTTTCTTGGGAGCACTATACTTGGGAAGGAAGTAATCCTCATCCTACTAATATAAACCAACCACCTATACAGCTATCTTTTTCAATTCAGCTAACTAAGGATTATAACTCTGTTTACGAGTGGGTTAATTCTCCTGAGTTTGTGGACCTTATAGGTACAACTACCTCACAGCCGATGGCTACTATAGATAGCGGTACAACAATGACTGATGTATTTATACAACAGTTTGATGATACCGTTGCAGGACCTTCAGGAACATTATTAAAATATAATTACGGCATCAGTTCACCTCAATCGCAACCATCTAGTATTGGAGAAGGAATTAGAACAGTTCCTTTCAATAATGAGATATTGTTCTTTTTTCCTGCGGTTCAGTATGCAGATTCATTGACCTCTCCAACTAACATATACACTGAATACTTTTCGCTAAAGACAGCTGAAATATCTTATATCAGGGCGGGTAATAGTGGCAGCCTCCACAGCAACAGAGGATACGAGGTGGGTATGATTTATATGGATGAATACAACAGAGCTACAACAGCTCTAGTTAGTCAGCACAATACACAGCACGTACCCTGCTCTAGGTCAAGCACTAAGAATAGTTTGCAGGTAACTATACCATCTAGTCAGATTGCTCCTGAGTGGGCAACTAGGTATAAGCTTGCTATTAAACCTGACAAAGAAACTTACGATACTATATTTACAAATATATATTTTACCGACCCTGATACTAGCGATACATACTTCTTGTTGGAGGGAGAGAACTCAGCTAAGATAACAGATGGTCAAAGACTAATTGTAAAGTCTGATACTAGAGGACCTACTAGGTCCTGTATATATGCCACTGTACTAGATAAGTCCGCACAAGCAGCAGACTTTATTAACCCTGTGGATGATGATGGTAATGAGCTAGATGCACTTGCAGGTACTTATATGAAGATTAAGGCAGATAATTTCTCTGTGGAATCCTCTGCAAATGCAATAGTTTCTTCAGGAACTAAGATAGACACCGCTACCACAGGAGATAATTTTCCTAAATTGTTTTTCAACCAAGTTTTTGGTGATGGCTCGGCAGGTAATCCTTACACAGCTTGGGATATACCGGGAGGCTCAAGGATAGTATTTAACTTTACATTTACAAGGGTAGGTGCGGAGTCAGGAGATGCTGATTGTGAACGGAGAATCTACACGCTAGAGAAGACATTGGTTGCATCTCAGAGCTATGATAGCTTTTACCAATGGTTCGAGGGAGATAATGTTCAGAATGTACTTGACCAAGGAGTTCCTGATATCGGTGGAGGTGGAACTGTTCAAAATGATTACATAGGTACAGTAACTACATCGCCTTTTGTTGGACCTCCTAACCCAACGACAGCGGTAAACTATTGGTGCTTTGGAAATGAAACGAGCGTTGTAACTAAGTCAGGAACTGTTACAGAGCCTATTACCTTTTCTATGTCAGGAACAAATGCCTGTAATGGAGCAGGTAAAAAAAGAGACTCTTCTATTTCAGGAAGTATTGTTGTGTATAGAGCTGAAACACTTTGTATATTTGAAAGTGAGCCTCTAGACTCTGCTCCTGATGTATGGTACGAAAGCGAAAAATCATTCGGAATAATTAATACCGATGACTTCTGCTTCTACAATATATCGGTTGCTTCTTCAGAACCCGACCCTATTGTTATAGACTATCTAGACGACAGCTTATCACCTGCTCAGATTTCAATAGCTCCGGGGACAATTAAATTTGCAATCGTAGCTAAGTGCGGGTCAGCTGCTATAAATTCAACTACACCTCCCTTGAGCCCTGCTAATGTAAACATCGGTTTTTTAAGCATTCCTAAAGGAACTCACCTAGGAGATGTGCAGGACCAACAAATTCAGTTTGCCCCGGGTCTTCCTGCAATAGCAGACACAGGGTTCTATAACTGCTATGCATTTGGAAACGGATGCGAGAGCTACAGAATAAGAGATGGGGTTATAGGTAAGGACTTTACATTAGGTAATAGGGTTACATCTACAAACTCGGTAGACTACAGAGAGGTAAGAAGATTTGCTGACATCACGTATAGCGGTGTGTATAATGACGAATCAAATATAAATAAGTTAAATGAGTTTAACGGAGGCTTACTTAACTTTAAGCCATTAGAGGAATCTTTTGGACCCATTCAATTATTATTTGCTAGAGAGACTGATGTACTAACCCTTCAGGAGGATAAGATATCTTATGTGTTGTCAGGAAAGAATTTACTTTCTGATGCAGGAACAGGTAATCTACTTCAGTCAGTGCCCGAGGTATTAGGAACTCAGATAGCAAGGATAGAGAAGTTTGGGATTAGCTTTAATCCTGAAAGCTTTTCTCAGTGGGGTCCTGACAAGTACTTCTCAGATGCTAAGAGAGGTGCGGTACTAAAACTATCCGGAACCTCTTACAATAATGATTCTTTGGTGGTGGTATCACAAATGGATATGAGAAGTTGGTTTAGAGATTTATTTATAACTAGCTTTGAAACTCAGAAGCTCGGAGGGTTTGACCCTTATATGAATGAATATGTTCTAGCATCTAATACAATAAATATTCCTATACCTACCGAATGTGTAAGCTGCGGAGTTAGGCAGGACATAACCTTCTTTGAGCCATACAAACAGTGCTTTAACTTTGGAAGTAATATAGGAGATATAGATATTAAGTTTACAATACCCAATGCCTCTGTATTTACTGTTATAATTACATATAATGGTCAGGTTTATACTCAAACGGTTATTGGTAATATAGCTTTTATAACATTCCCTAAGGACGTTGTAAATGTGACAGATGCAACCATTGAGCTGATTCCTAGAACGGGAGCGACAGAACCTATAACCTTAACTATGGATGTTCCTTGTCCTGATGCTAAGGTAATTACCCTTATAGAGGTATGTGTTACAACCCCTAACGAGGGAGGATTAACAACGCATAACGAGCACAGGTTTGTGGATGGTAGCTACACATCACCGATACAGTCAACTGAGGTTCAGTTTGGTCTAGGTTCAAGTCAGCCTGTTATAAGCTACTATAATTCTGTTACAGGATATCTAGGCTCAGGGTCTATACCTACAGAAGGTTCGAATGTAACCTTAGCATTTAATAAGTTCTCTCAGGACACAGCTACGTTTGCTCCTTCAAATAAGTTTATGTGGTTGGTGTCAGCGGTTAACTATCCAAATACTCAGGCGGCTGTAGAGTCTTTATTGAACGCTGCAGTGCCTATGTCCACAAACTCTGCGGGTGCTCCTGACTACTACACAGGTACTTTTACTATGCCTACTATACAGGATGGAGAGTATCTGTATTTTATATACGACTACAGAAAACCTACTCTTGTTGATTTATGTGTAGCAGATAGCTTACTAAATGCTTGTTGTGTTTGTGATTTATAATAACAGTGTCTTCAAAGACACAAAAAATAAAATAGAATATGAGTGCTCAATATTATATAGATGGAACGACCCTAAGTAATTCAACTGCAATCTACACAGATGCAGCATTAACTTTTTGTGCTCCTGCAGGAATCTACTCTGATGGGTTTGTAGCTAGAGAGCAAACGGTTAACGGTGTAGGGGTAAAAGCATTCTGCTCCTTAGGTGTGGTTCAGCAATGCCCATCCTGCTTACAGTCCTGTGATACAAACATAAAGCAAGACTCAGCAACTGCTCCTGCGGTATATAGGATAGATTGGAATGTTGGCTCAACTGCAACTGATGTAGGAGCTGTGATAATTGGATTAGACCCTGCGATAAATGGTTTTCTTGTGGAGTATGATAACCAAGTTTATAACAAAGGAGTAAGACCTCAAGGGGAGGTAGGTACTCTTTTTAAGGGTAGCGGTAAATCCAATAGAGGTGGTTTATGTCAATCTCAGAATGCAGGTAACTACACAGTGGTTGGGGTTAATACAACTACCTGCGGAGTAACATCATCTAACGGTCCTATTGGGTCGGGTTATTTAGATGTGTATGATTATGTACTTAACAGCTTTGTGAACTCAGGAACAACAGAGTCCTATTCAATAGCAGCTACAGACTGCGTGCTTCAGAATGACAATACAACACCACCGGGATATATTTGCGTGGTGGTTCCAAAACCTTCTGCATCTCCATCATCATTACTGATTAAGGTAATTTCATCCTGTAGCTCTGTAACTCTTTCTGATTTTGTTTTAGATGTTAAATGCCCTCAGGTATTAACAGCTCTTAACTCAAACTCTACACCTTACTCATCAGAGGGTGCAGCTCCCTGCACCGCAGGAACGGATAGTATATACGTTGTTAGCACAAGCCTACGAGCACCAACAACTCAGCCGAGCGTAAGGGACCAAGTTTTTTTTGATGCCAATGGAGCTAATCCCGTGTCAGATGGATGGAGGGTTTATTACGACCCTAGCTTTCCGGGAACAGGAGCTACAAATGTAAAAATGGAAACAAAGGATGGTGTGGTAGTAACCTTAAACCCTTGTTCTTAAATTAAAAACTTTATAGATATGAGTCAGACATCTGCAAATACAAACTATACATTAAGCTATGATGATGGGGTAAAGGGTTGGACCTCTTTCTTTTCTTACTTCCCTGATTGGATGATAGGTATGAACAACTACTTCTACACATTTAATAGAGGTAACCTATACCGGCACAATGTAAATGAGGTAAGGAACCAATACTATGGTGTGAACTATCCATCCACTTTGACCTCTGTATTTAATGATATGCCTACAGAGAATAAATTATTTAAGACGATTAAGCTAGATGGAAATGATAGTTGGGAGACAACACTGTACAGTGATGTACAAACTACAGGCTTTATAAATAAAGAGTACTACGAGCTAAAGGAAGGTGCTTGGTTTGCCTTTGTTAGGAACGATGGCACTACCCCTGCTGATTCAGTTCAGGAGTATCCTCTTCGGTCCTTAAATGGCTTAGGTTCCACTACATCGTTTACGGTTGCAGGTTCTGTTGTTACATTAAACTTTGCTCTTACATCTTCAATAGGAAATATTATAAGTATCGGAGATACTGTTTATTACGGTGTCACATCAGGTACACCACCATCTGTAGTTCCTCAGATAATGGGAGATATTACCGC